GTCGAGAACGGGAAGTTGAGGAAGAAGGAAATCGGCGGCGAGGGATTGAGGTTGAAAGAAAAGATGGATAGGCTGGATAATATGGAAAGGAAGTTTGCGAATAGAAAGAAATTAGGGGTAGAGGGATAATAATATTTCAACAAAGGAGGATATACCAATGACAGAAGAATTAACATTAGAAAGCATGAAAAAAAGCAAGCAGCGCAATGGACTTCTTGTACTGAAAGATTTTTTGCTTCGATTATCGATCCATTCATTATTTGATATCGAAGCAAAAAATGGATTGAAAACAGTTTTGTCTAAGGACTTTAAAAAGTGCAGTGTTATTAGCTGCGAAATTCCTGAATGGAATGGTAAAAACTTTAAACGATATTCTGGTGAGTATATATCTGGTGCCGTAAAATTAATGTGTAACCTTTTCTTTACGGTAGCACAAGGCAAATGTATTGAATTTTGCCCACTTGCAGTTCCGGGTGATGCGAACTTGTGCAGAACGTCGTTAAAAGATTTTTCTGCAAGGATTTATTACGGGTTGGGGAATTGGGAGATCTCTGTAGGTTTTAAAGTTGCTGATAATAATCCATTTCAATTTTTTCATCATATTTAGTGGAGGGATAATGGGAACATTTAAAAAAAAGACTGTTCTGACACAATCAATAATCTTAAAAGAGTTTTTATTACAATTTGAGAATTGCAAGACAAAGAGGTTTAATAATCTGCACAGGGCTGTAAGTTCTACCTTAATGCCAAAAACTCAAATACATGTCGGTTTTGATATAAATTCTGAAGTTTTATTTTGGTCGATAGATAAATTCTCGGAAGAAATTATAGTGCCGGTTGCAAGGAAAATGATGAGAAAGATTAATGTTTATAATAATAATCTGATAATTTTTAGCAAATTGAACCTTCCTTTTATTGATGGGGGGTCGCTTATTGATGGGGGGTCGCATTCATGCAGGATTGTAGCGGATTGTATTTCTGCACGAATTCTTAGTGTTAATCGTTATGATTCCTCTCCAACCGGAATAATGAGCATTTCCGTAAGAATAGATATGGGTTTTACGTTATTAAAATTGGGGGTGGAATAATGGAGGTTGTCGATACGATAGAAAAGGCAAGAGCGTTACCTGAAATAGATGATGAAATGTTTGAAATATGGTTGGAGGTTGAACCCGATGGCAGGACAATTAAAAGACGAAAGGTGAGACCTTTTGTGGTGTCACCTCACATTGAAAAAGAAATAGCATTTTTTGTTGATTCTGATGGTCGGTTGATGAAGGTTTGCTATACTGAAGATGGCCCGGCCAAAGTAAGATTTTGGTAATCTCCAATCATAATATAAAAAATGGGGGTAGAGGAATAATGTCAAACAATAGATTATATGTTGGGAACAAAAAGAGTAAAAAATGGTTGATGTTATGCAAAGGCTGGGGGGAGGGATGGGACGGTCTGAATGGAAAAAAAATAAAAATGTTTAACAAATTTATCATGAGTGAAGACTGTATTGGCGAAAGCGATTTTAGTCCAACAAGTTTATTTTTTTTTACAGAGCAGGATAAAATGGAATACGATACTGTTTTTTGCGGTCCTGATTGGGAAGAATTCACCGAAAAGGATTGGTGATACAATAAATAATGAGTACAGGGTATATGTTAGTTTCTGAGTTTCATAACTTCGCATTTTACCATATCCCAAAGTGCGGGGGGACCTCAATTATCAACCTGTTGAAGTCGTTAAATATATCACTTGAACAAATTGGTAAAAAACATGAACCGCTTTCAGGAAAACAAATATCTGAAAATGCTACAATTTTTACCAATATCCGCAACCCATTTCATCGTATATATTCTATATTTTGTGAACGAAAACAGCGCTCTTGGCGGACGGAATATAAAAATGTTGACTTTCCTGAATTTTTTTGGGAACATTACGTGAAGGAAAAAATAAATGAGTTCAGGCCGATTCATGAGTTTTTGTTTATTAATAACAAGTTACCGGGAAATGTTTACCCGGTTAAACTCGAAAAAGCAAAGGTTGCCTGGCCGATGATTATAGATGTGTATCTTGATCGGGAGATTAAAACCATTCCGCATTTGAATTCCACAGCCCATGGAGATCCGATGGAATTTTATGATAAAAACATGATTGGGGTTGTGAAGTATAGGGAATGGTGGGCGGTAAAGGAATATAATCTTGGATTGTAACTTTACATCAAAAGAATTGATCGATGTTGTGGATAAGTTTTCCAAACATTATGATCCTGAAAAGATTTTTTGTCCATGGGGTTCCTGGGAGTTGAATGGAACTTGGCACCATAATCCAAACTTAAAAATGTCGGAAGCAGAACAGCGGTTACAGAATATTGAGCATGGGTATATATGTGCATGAATTTTCCCAGTAAAGAAACAAAAATATTAATTCTCATTTTTCTCAGGGGTCTTAAAACTATTATAAAGCCCTTGGAAAGATGGGTAAAAACAGGAGAGATACCTAAAGATTTAACATGATAACATAACAGTTTTTAATTACGATAGGGCTGAAAGAAGAACGGACTGACAGCAGCTTGGGCATTAATGGCCCACCCAAGGGAACGCTGAGGAAGTTGAGGCACCCTATTCTAATTAAAAATTAAGGCAACCGACCTAAAAAAGGCCCGTTGATATTGAATTTAGAATTCAGTATTTTCGGGCCTTTTTTTATTTTCAAATTACAAAAATATTACCCAAGGAGAAATATTATGAACATGGAAAAAGAAAACCCAAAAGAAAGAACCACAGATCCTAAGATTAAGGAACCGAAGTTTTCATGGGATACCGGTCCTGCTGGTGGAGCAAGAACAGGCGAAGTGCCTAAAACTGTTCCATCTGTGCCTGAAGCTATACACAATAAATAAAATCATTTAACCTTATCTTTTAATAGATATGCTGGAGGAGGAACAAAAAATGCCAATGCAAAATAATATTGGAGCAAATGATGGAGTTGATATCGATAGCTCTCTTGAAATTGTAAGTTTTGAGCCTGGTGAAGTCGCCGCTGAATCAGATGCAGAGAAATCCGATGCCCAGTTAGTTGGTGAGGGGCTTATCGTGATGGATACTGATGCTGAAATGACGGTTTCGCCTGATTCGGTATATGATCCGAGTAAAAGAGAAGAAGAGAAAGAAGCGGCTGAAGGTGGAGAACCTTCTGAAGATGATGAAAAAGAAAAAGAGGAAAAAGTAAAAGAGGATGTTAAGGCGGGAAAACCCGATGTCGATAAGGACAAAGGTTCCGTGGTTGATGATAAGGACAAAAAATCCAAAGATAAAAAACTTCCGGCATCAGCTCCGGATAAGATTCAATTAAGAATTAATAAAATCACCAAGGAGAAATTCGAGGCGCTTCGTGAAAAGGAGCAACTTGCAAAGGAACGAGATGAATTAAAATCACAATTGCAAATCTTGGAGAATTCCAGAAAAAAAGCAGACCTTGAAAACTCAAAGCCAATTTTAAATAACTTCGAAACCGATGCTGAATACCATGAAGCTTTGGGTCGATGGGCTGCGAAGATGGAACTTCATGATAATGAAACATTAAAAGAAGAAAAAGTAAAAAAAGCGAAAGAAACAAAAACTACTGAGGATGCCAAGATTGAAACCTCTGAAAGTGTCGAAGACCCAAGAGCAAATGTTATAAAACTTGGTCAGGAACTCCATGAAGATTTTATTGAAGTAGCCGGTTCAGTTCCCATTTCCAATATAACTGGCGATATAATTATTACCTCGGAACATGCGGCTGAGATTTTTTACCATCTCGGGCAAAATCCTGAATTGGCGAAAACAATAGATAAACTTTCAGATCCGATTCAGATTGCCAAGCATATCTTCCGCATTGAGGCAAAGTATGAAGTTCCGGAAGTCACTATTCATACTCCAGATCAGGATAGTGAATTTCTGGAAAGCTCTAACCAATCAATAATAAAAAAGCCACTTAAAACTCTTGAACCGGTGAAGCCGCTTAGCGGAGGTAGAAAATCCGGCACAGACTTGGAAAAAGCCGATCTTGCTGATTATAACGCGACACGCGGGTACACCAGGGACGGGATGAAAATAAGACAATAAAACAAGTGGCTTAAATCTAAAAGAATTAAGGAGATTTAAACCATGGCAGCTTTAGTAGCAAGTTCAAATACAGTATTGTCACCAACAGTTATCGCGAAAGAAGCGATGCTGATGCTGATGAATAATTTGGTGATGGGCCGCTTGGTTCATCGCGCATACAAAAACGAATTCAAAAAAGTTGGAACTTCCATTACCATCCGGAAACCGGTTAAATTTTCAGTTGGTGAAACCGCTGAAATCACCGGGCAGAATGTGGAAGAGTATTCCGAAACCATGACCGTAGCGACCCAGAATAACGTAAACTGGTCTTTCAACTCGGTCGAACTCACCATGAAAATTGAAGAGTATTCCGAGAGATACATCGCTCCGGCAGCGGCAGAATTGGCCCAGAAGGTCGATTATGCCCTTACCGGCTTGTATAACGATGTATTCAACCATCGCGGAACTCCCGGAACAACTCCTTCGGCTTATTCGGATCTTGGCGGAATTCAGCAAGTTCTCGATGAATTGGCCGCTCCGAATCCAAGGGTTTGCGTTCTCAATCCTGCGGCACACTGGGCGTTGGCTGATGGACTCAAGGGGACCTTCGCGCAGAAACCGGCGAATGATATCCATACCAAGGGGTATCTCGGAACGGTTGCGAATCTTGATTTCCATATGGATCAAAATATCCGTCGGCATACAACCGGATTGTTTACAACCGGCTCAACGCCTTTAATGGCAGCGACCATGACCGATGGGGCAACGACTCTTACCACTGATGGTTGGGTAGCTTCAGGAGCAGTACTTCTGGCTGGTGATGTTCTGACCGTTGGCAACTCCGCAGCGACCTATGTCTATGCCGTTAATCCGAAATCTCGGGTATCTACCGGGGCGTTGAAACAGTTCGTATCCTTGAACGATGAGACCGCTAGTGCCGGTGGAGCTGTAACAATCGATGTCATGACCTCTACCTCTGAAGGTATGCAGGATTCCGGCGCTTATCAGAACGTTTCTCGCCACGCTGCTGACGGTTCTACCATTAATATGTCAGGAACCGAGTCAACCGCATACCCGCAAAATCTGGTTTTCCATCCGAACGCTTTCGGCCTTGTTACCATGCCGCTGGCAATGCCTGGCGGTGTGTGGGGCGCAAGAGTTACCGATACTCAGATGGGATTAAGCATCCGGGTGATCAAGGGTTATGATTTCAGGTATGATGAAGAGCGGATCAGAATGGATATTCTTTATGGCGTTTCGACCTTATATCCAGAACTCGCGAGTCGACTGACTGGCTAAGTAATTGAAATCATTAGGTAAATTAACATTCAACGAAGCATATTTAAACATGAGGCACCTTTTCAGAAATGAGAGGGTGCCTAAAACAAAAAGTTTATTTAATAAGGAGAAGTAAAATGAAGTTTCTTTCTAAAACAATTGGAATCATCCTGATCGGGGTGTTTCTTTTCACTGGCCTATCCTATGCGGGTGTGAATCTTCGCTACAGCCCGCTGGAATGGCACGGAAAGGAAAAGTATTTTGATTTTGGCGGGTACACTGCAATAGGTATTAACATTGCAACCGCTGCGCTGAACACTACTGGTAATATCCGGTATGTAGACAGCGGTAATTCTAATGCTGTGAACAATTCTGGCGCGGGTAAATCTCAAAACGCGCCGTTCGCGACATTGGATTACGCCATTTCGCAGATGACTGCGAACAATGGCGATGTTATTATCCTGATGCCGGGCCATGCCGAAACGATTGCCGCTGCTGATGGATTTGATGTCGATGTGGCAGGAATTACGATTCTTGGTATGGGTCGTGGAACGGACATGCCGGAGTTTACGTTTACGGCTACCGCTTCAACCGTGGCTATTGGTGCGGCTAATGTAACTATTGCGAACGTCCGGTTTCTTGCCGGGGTTTCAGCGATTGTTATCGGTATCGCGGTAGAGGCTGGCGGCGATAATTTCACCTTGATAGATTGTGAGTTCCCTGAGCCGACCACTTCGACATTTGAGTTCATCGACGCGATTGACTTGGCTTCTGGCGCGGATAGTGTTCATATCATTAACAACACTTATTTTAATGCCGATGCGACCGGTGCGGATCATTTCATCGATGCGGGTAATGGCGTTAATAATGATTTGCAAATCATCGGGAATTATATCTATGGCGAGTTTGCCGTTTCTGCGATTTGGTCTGACACAATTGATTTGGAAGTTTTGATTGCAAATAATAACATTACCAATTTAACCAATGGACAGCATGCTATTGAATTTACCACAACGGCATTGGGTTCGATTCGAGATAACCTTGTCCGAACCGATGCCCAGGCGACAGCTATCGATCCAGGCTCCATGACCATGAGTAATAATTTGTGGGATGCTGATGCCAGTGTCGATACGGTTGCTGCACCTGCTGTTTTAGGCACAGCCGGTGAGGCTTCAATTGGGACTGTCAACGCGACCACAACGGATCAGATCCATGGAAAGATCGGGACTGATACCGAAATGGCAGATAGTTCATTGTCTGATGTTCTTTGGGCCGGAGCCGGAATAGTGGCTTTCCCGGCAGCGGCGAAATCTGCAAACGGCGTTTCCATAGCGGAAGTTCTGCGAGCGGTGGAACAGGCCGAGAACCCCACTTATCTTCATCCTAATTATATTGCTCTTTCAGTCGATCTTACCTCTGCGACCTGGAACACAGCAGCAGCGCATGAGATTTTAACTGTTACAGGCAATATCAGATTGCGGGTGATGGTTGAGTGTACGGAAACCTTAACCGATGGAGCTGATGCGGCGACCTTGTCTCTTGGCGATGAAATCACCGTTGCTGGTATGATAGCTTCGACTTCGGCGGGTGGTGCTGGCGCGGCGAATCAGTTAGATGCAGGCGAGTTCTGGATTGATGCAACCCCGGCAGATGTCAGTCCGGTGGCTACATCTTCAGTAATTCTTGATTTTGTTGTTCTCCAGGGCGCTGATGTTGGATACACAATCGGCGGGGAAGCTCTTACCGATGGGACTTTGATTTTCCATATGTGGTGGTATCCGTTGGATTCAACCGGCGCGGCTGTTGTAGGCGCTGGTGGAGCATTATAAGAATAATTAAACAACCCTTGCGGGATAGGGTGCCCACATCCGATAAGGCCAGAGCCTCCCTGGCTTTCCCGCAATCAACTTATGGAGGAAAATACCCCAGGAGGGCGAGACAATGTTAGGAGCATCAAAAAACAGATTACTTAATAGCCCTGTCGGCGAAAGAGAAACCAAGTCGGCTGAGTACAGAAAAGTTTTATATAACAAAGAAACCGGAGAGTCTGAGGTTTTTACTTCAATGGAAGAATGTGTTGATGCGGAAGATTCCGGCGTGTGGGTAGATACCCCGGCGAAGACTAATAAAGGTGAATGGGAAAAACTACCGAAAGATTGCGAGTTTTATGTAAATAGGAAATGTTCCAAAGGTTGTGGAGAAAATAAGCCGGTTGAAAAGAAAGAGGATTTGGTTTGTTCGGATATTCCGGATACTGAAGAGTTGGTTGATACCGGGGAAAGATGGGTAGAACCAGTCGAAACGGTTGAATTGATTAACGCGGTTGAACCAAAACCAATAATTGAACCAAACCAAATAAAAATAAAGAAGTTTCTATCCCAAATGAGCCATCCGGAACTTGTCGAAGAAGGCAAACTTTACAATCTTGATTTCTCCGATGGCAAGTCCACAAAATCCAAGATGAAGAAAGACATCAACAAAGCAAAGGGTAATTAAGGAATAATTCATGACCACTGCATTGGAACTCATTACAGACGCCTACATCGATCTTGATAAACACAACCCGTCTCAAACCCTTTCTGCTAAACTAGCTGCGTATGGATTGCGTGTGTTTAACCGGATGATAGCAGCATGGGCGAATGAAAACCTGATGATTCCCTATACCATTACCGAAAACTTTACTATGGTATCCGGAACAGCTTCTTATTCAATGGGAACGGCCGGGACCGCTTCAGCTACTCGTGCAAGGAAATTAATCGATTGTTATATTACCGAAACCGATAGAAGCTATCCGATTAAAATTATCGACCAGGGCAGTTATAACGATATTGTAGATAAAACACTTTCCGGCAGACCGGAGTTTGTATTCTATGATCCATTAAACACGGTAGGATATTTGTATTTCTATAAAGTTCCAAGCTCCGCATATACCTGTTATCTTGAATCGACAAAACTCTTAATGGCTAACCTTGCTCTTGCAAATCCTATCACCCTTGACACATCATACGAAGAAGCCATTGTTTTTAATCTCCGAATCCGTTTGGCCGGTAGAAACTTTACAATGCCTGCCAGCTGGAGGCAAGAAGCCCGCGATGCGAAAAATGCAATAAAAAGATTGAATAGTTCAAACCGGCAAGGAGTCATGCAGATGCCTCCGGGAATCGCCGGTAGTAGTGGTTATGACTTCCAAAGTGATTCATAAAGTGATCTATAAAGCGATTCATAAAGTGATCTAAAATGAACATCCCTTTTATATCAACCAAAATATACGAGGGTCATTACCCTATCAACTTCTATTTCCAAACTGAAGCGTGGAATGGCCGTCCAGCTTTAATCGGAACCCCTGGGCTTTTAGAATGGGTGGATACAGCCAATAACGCTGAAGTAAGGGGTATCCATAGATTAACTGCTAACATAGCCTATGCTGTTGTAGGCAATAAAGTCTTCCGCTTAAGTGCTGCTGGTGTAGCCACCGAATGTGACAACACGCTTGACAGCATAACCGGGCTTGTCGAAATGTCTTCAGACGGAACTTATTTAATGATAGTTGAGCCGGACATGGCCGGTCATTACGTAACTGGAACTACAGTTACAAAAATAACCGATACGGATTTCCCGTCTCCATCGTCTTTAACATTTCAGGACGGGTACCATATCGTCACCGAAACCGGCACCGGGAAGTTCTTTATTTCTCCCCAAAACGATCCATCCGGTAATTGGAACGCCCTTGATTACTCCACCGCTGAAGGCTCGCCGGATTATGCCGTTAGAGGATTTATGTCCCATAGGGAGTTTTTCGTTTTCGGTGAAGACTCGATTGAACCGTATCAAAATACCGGCAATGCAGATTTTCCTTTTGAAAGATTGCCCGGAAGATTTGTTGAACACGGCCTTGGTGCAAGAGGATCGGTAGCAAAATTTGTTGATAATTTGATTTGGCTTGCGGATGATTTTTCGGTCCGAACGTTCTCTCAAGGCGTTCCAACTCCGGCAACCCCGGCGACACTATCAGCGATTATTAATGGCTATACTACAAAAATCGATGCCTTCGGGTACACTTTCAAAAAGGACGGGAATTCATTTTATTCCATTACGTTTCCGTCTGAGGATAAAACATGGTTATTGAATTCAGATTCTACTTCCTGGTGTCAATGGTCCTCCGGATTATTGGAAGGGAGGCACCGGGCTAATTGTCATTGTTATTTCAATGGTAAAAACCTTGTAGGGGATTACGAGAACGGGAAGATATATGAATTATCCGATACTACCTATACCGATGACGGAAGTCCGATTAAGCGAAAAAGAATAAGCCCGGTTCTGTTCGATCCCGAAAGATTGGCAGAATTATCATACCCGTATCTTGAAGTTGAATTCAAGGCCGGTGTAGGGCTTGTAGCTGGTCAAGGTTCCGATCCTACAGCAATGTTGCGATATTCTGATGACGGTTGTAGGGAATGGTCAAATGAAGAATGGGTTAAGGTTGGAAAGTTGGGTGAATACAAATGGGGCTCAAGATGGGATATGCTCGGGAGCGCCAAAATGAGGAATTTCGAGATTTCAATGACCGACCCGATAGAATGGGTGATTGTAAATGCTTATTCCCCGGTGGTGAAGAATTAAAAATAAAAATATATAATGGGCCAGTTACTAAAAATAGATAGCCGTCTTTCAAGAACGTTGCTTTCGACTTCAGACAATAGATTGTATTATATGCTGGAGGAATTTATTAGAAAGTTAAACGCGAAATTCTCCGCCATAGAAAGTTCGGTAGTGAATACTCTTGTGGTTGCCGACGGGATCGGAAATCTCACAGAGGGCGGTGCAATCGAGGGAAGTGTTTATGCGATAGCTTCTGACGCTCCAAGTGAATTAACGATTGTTTCAGGAGCAGTGACAGTTCCCGGTACTCTTCGGGTCAGGTATCATAAAATAGACACAGAAGGTGACGCCGCAAGCGATGATTTGGACACAATAACCGGTGGGAATGTCGGGGATTTTTTAATCATCGAAGCCGCAAGCAGCGCAAGAACCGTTGTTTGTATAAACGGGGCGAGTTTGAGAATCGGCAGGGATTTTTCACTTGACCATGCTTCGGATAAATTATTCTGTTTATGCACATCATCCGGGGTTTGGGACCAGATATTCAGGAGTTCAAATGCGTAAGAAAATATTATTATGGGTGTTGTTTGCGGTTATAATTGCTTTCGGGGTTCAGTATAAAGATAAAAAAGTGCTGTGGTCTGCGGCTGGAGATCCGGTGTATGTGCCGGGGAGTACGGAAATTACAACTCTTGGAACTATTACAACTGGAACCTGGCAGGGGTCTAGTATTGATATTTCGGGGGCTACCAATTTATCTGTAACAGCCCCAATTACATTGACAGGCGATGTTGTTGGGCTAAATCAAACAGGCATTACAAGTTTGGGGACGATTGGCGCTGGTGTTTGGCAAGGGACAGCAATTGACGGGGCTTATATTGATATAGAAGGAACTGAGGTAAAATCAACCGGGGAGGGTGGGGGCACAAAGTTTTTAAGAGAAGATGGTGATGGCACTTCTTCCTGGCAGATTGCTACTGCTACTGTCGAGGGCACTGCTGTATTGTCTACCGGGGAAGGTGGGGGGACTAAATATCTTCGTGAGGACGGCGACGGCACAAGTTCATGGCAAATCGGAACAACTGGTGATGTTTTAAAAGATATTGTAACGACTGCGCCATTAACAGTAAACGCAGGAGCAAGTCTTAATGATGTTCTTCCTGGAGCGGATGCAGATGTTACATTCGCAATTGGAGACGCGGATGATGACGGAGTAACAAAGGGCGTTGCAAGTTTTGATAATACTGATTTCGATGCGGTTGCCGGGAATGTTACCATTGTAGACGATGGCCATACTCATACTGCCACCTCTATAACTGGTCTCCCGCCTGAAGGAACGGCAATTTTGTCAACAGGGCCGGAATTAAATACTAAATATCTACGGGCAGATGGCGCTGGTGGCGCATCGTGGGAAACTGCGGCTGGTGGAAACCATGCAATACTTGATGGCTCGATTCATAGTGATTCTGTTGCGGATGCTGTGACAAGAGGTTCTATTATTTATGGCAACGCAACCCCAAAATGGGATGAGCTTGTTGTCGGCGGAGCCGGGACTGTTTTGACTTCCGATGGAACCGATGTTTCATGGCAGGCAGCGGGAACGGGATCTGTCGAAGATGATGTGTATGGCGCTGGTTGGGATGGAGACATTACCCATGCACCTTCGCAAAACTCTGTTTACGATAAAGTAAGCGTTATGGATACTGATGTGACTGCAAATACCGCAGCCCGACATACCCGATCTCACACCATGACATCGACATCAGACCATACAGCCGGGATCTGGAAACTTTTCGCATCTAACGGCGCTGGGGAAGTAACGGAAATCACTCACGGCTCGTCTGGTAAGGTTTTAACCGGCACCGGTGTTACCGCTGCGCCTACCTGGCAAACACCTTCAACCGGTGGACGGAATTGGAGTATCGTTAATTCTGGTTCTGTTGACCAATGCGATGACGATAATCTGGACAGTGTTGCGGATCTTGTTAGTGAAATAGGAGCGAATCCTGGGACATTGTTTTTTGGGCATACTTCCGGGAACGCGCAGACTACATATAGTTTTGATGGGCCAACCTGTGGTAATATCCCGAAAAATATAAGCATTGTGATTGAAGAAGGCGCGGTGCTTGATCTCGCCGGAAACAATCAACAAATATTAGGAGATGTTCAAGCAGGGTTTTATAAGGTGTTTTCTCAAGCCGGGGCTGGAAAGTTTTTATTTGGTAAGGATCAAAATATTACAAACACTGGAAAGGTTAGAGAGGTTTATCCTGACTGGTGGGGCGCAGATGTAGACGGCGTTACCGATGATGGCCCGGAAATTCAAAAAGCAATTGATTC